GTCAGTTATTTAAGTTCAGCATGCACCATGCAGAACCCCTTTGTAATAAGGGCAAGGATGTCCGCCTACGTTCACCGACCATCGCTAGGGCTGTGTTACCACAAGCTTAACGGTGAATCTACGATGCGGCCGAGGGGATCCTTCGTTTAATGCAACGTTCCTTGTTACACCCTTAATTAGTGACCCCCTGGTTTGTGCATCATCCTGAAAACCATTTTGGTGACGTCAACAAAATGGTCTACGTATAGGAGCTAAGCATAGGGGGTGTTGTTAATAGATGGATGCAGTGTGACTGGCGTACCGACAATCGGGCTGTGAGTTAACCAGGCGTATCCAGACAGTGACTGCACCTCTATCTTGGGCTCTCCTTCTAGGCTATCTGCCTAACGAGTCACCCGAGCCCCATCAAAAAGAGAGGGGGAACTCAAATATTATATAGACTTCACTCTCGTTTCGCAAGCTGGGTGCTTAACTTTTTACGTGTAGTAAAGAAGTAAGCAAAATCTCTGGACTCGGTAATGGGCTTTTCCTCGCCACAGACGTGACACTTTCCAACCCACCAACTACTGTACCTGACGCTGTGCACTCCGTATTTATCGCCACAGTCAGCACATGTAACTGTGGCTTGGTCTAGTGTTTCAAGTAGTTTTTTAGCGTTCACTGGACTTCTCCAGTTTATCAATCTTCTGCTGCATATCCCAAAGTGTTAGCGCTAAGCACTCAATGTCGATTATTTGCTCGTAGCCTCTTGTGTAAATGAATTTCGAGGCAAAATCGTAGAACTCATTAGGCATGTCCGCAAAATCTCGTTCAATCATGAGCACTTAAGGAAATAATGCCAGCGAGATGTGGGATCAGTGTAACGGATTACTGAACAACCTTCGTACTGATCAATGACCTCAAACTTAGAGTTGTTCTTAGGTTCATCAGGTGACAAAAAGATTGTAGCGATTAAACCAGTAGCTGCAAAAGCAAGGATTGTTGTGCAGCAACCACGAAGAAATTGAATTTGATTTTCAGTCATGTCATTCACCAGGAACAAGGACTTCTTTGGTCAGACGTTCTAGCGCTGACACAGGACAGATGCGTGCAGTGGCATGTTCAGTTGGGCTAGGTAAATGATCCCAACGAACAAGTAAGAACTTTTGGGTAGCACCACGTGAGTTGTTCTTGTAGTTGATACCAACCACTTCACCATACCGCTGGCTCCTGTACTGAGAGATACGTTCTCTTGTTTGTTGGTTGTTTGTGTAGATCCCATGGGGTTTGGGACGCTCAGCAACACGATCACCAATCTTGTAATCAAACTGTCGCTTGGTTGTCATTGTAGTAATTAGTTGTTGTCGGGAAGTTGTTCAAGGGCACGACGAATAATTGAAAAATCGTTAATGTCCCAACTTGGGTCTTCTGCTTTGTCTAGGAGATCAAGCGCCTGTTCCTTCAAGCTCGGCGGCTTGAGCCGGCGCGCATTGCGGAGTTCACGTCCGTAACTGGGGCAAGGAACACTAAGCCACTCACAGCACGCCTCTAGCTCTTGGTCTGCGCCCCATTGGGCAGCTTGGGCAGCGAGGTCTACATGGGAGATTCCGCCGCCAAAGTAAGCGTCTACCCACTGCTGCACCAGTTCAGGCGGTGGGGTGATAGGGTGTTGTTGTTGTTGTTGTTGTTGTTGTTGTTGTGTCATGAGGAAGAATCGTGTGTAGAGCTAGTTGATTTGGTGTACATGTAACCCGTAACAAATGCCAGATGTAACCATCTGTACAACATGTCCTCACGAGTTTTCTCATCTTTAATTTTGCAGTCGCCATAAAAATACTCACTTAAGAACGTATATGGAGATGACCAAGAATTAAACCAATCCACAAACGCAGCTTCCGCGTCGTCGTCCCACTTCCAACCATTGGTAAGTGACTTGGTTTCAATTTCTGACATTTTCAAAGCTCCCAATCCTGATTGAGACCGCCCAGCGCTTCCGTAATGATCGGAAACTGCTCACTGAAAATTTTCTTCGCCTGCTTGGCGATCAACATATGTTCCATTTGAGTGCCGTGTTTCTCGCGCAACGCGATGTACGTCAACCAGGAACGCAGTGTGCCGTTCATGTAGAGACGTGTCTGTGTCGAAAGTGGCAGAATAGATCGAGCGCATTCCTTTGCAATTCCATTGCTAAGCATCTCTCGATACAGATGTTCGGCATCCTCGTACAACTGGCTGACACGACGGTAATAGCTGGCGATAATATCAGGAGATAAGTCATCGACACTGTTCTGCCGATTTTTATTATCTTGACGACGCAGATGAGGAATAATAGCTGAGCCCAGCTCTCCTGTATCTGCATAGCGCTGGCTAAATTCCTGGAATGAGAAGGAACGATGACGCAGAATTTGTGGTGAAATTGCGCGTGTTGTTTCGATTTCAACACACATGTTCGCCATTTCAAATGGCGACCAGTGCCTATTCTTAATCAGATACCGCAACAATCGTGGCGCAGTATCCATGTTGTCTTGATTTTTCGGAGCAGATACCCTCGCCATGTAGACGATCATCTGCTCTGCGTCTGGGGTTGCCCAAACTAATTTGACGCTCTGATCTTCAGTCATTTTTCGGTTTCATCAAAAGGGAGCATACAAGTTAGACAGGACAGAATCTCGCGAATATCATCTTCTTTTAAGAAATCAAAGCTAACAACAAGAGCACCACAAGATATGGAGAGGATGTACTCGTTTGTTGCGCCGTCGTAGCTTCCGGTTGCTTGGATTTTTTCTTTAGTCATGCGACGTGTTTCCATTGTTTGTAGTTGACAATTTTTGAAACGTACGAAGAACCTACCCCATACCTTTCGGAGATTTGCTTAAGAGTTTTACCTTCGCGATGAAGTTGCCGCATCGCCACGATATCTTTCTCGGTAAAAATCGAAGAGCCATGAGAACTGCCCCGAGCAATGTGACCGGAACGAGGTTGCCCTTTTGGTGGTCCCGGTTTACCACACTCATACATTTCGACGGTTCTGAATTTTTCACCACAGTCAAGACAGCGACAGTAGCGTTTGGTGCTCTTTTCGTAGTGCTCCGTACAAGTCACCCTTGTGTTTTTGCTAGAGCATTTACGACACTTCATTCTTCCAACTCCCTTTTCTTTTGTTCTTCATCCAAAATTCCAAGTCCTTTTTCAACTAGCTGAGCACACGAGGTGAAGGCAGCAGCTTTTCTGATGTACACTTCACTTTCTTCGACCAGAATTTCAAGAAGATCGCTTAGAAATTCTTCAACAAGTCCTTCGTCAAGGTATTCAGTTACTGCACCAGTGAGCAACCTTTTCCGATGTTCTTCGTTTGCCATGTCAGCCGCCGATTGCCGAGCAGAATTCATTCCGAATTGTTTCCAGTTCTGATTCATGACAGATCCTCATTTGTGCGTGTTCAGAAGGTGTTTTCATCCCGTCCCACAGGACACGAACGAACTTATGTTCGATAACGCGTCTTGTTCTGGTGACAGATTTTTTGGTAAAAAGGTCGACAACAACGCCGTAGCGTTGTACACGATAAGCTGCAACCCTGGCGTTTACCTCAGGTGAGAGGTTCGGGATTGCTGTTGCTTTCGGGCGTTCCGCTACACGGTCCCCGATCATGAACGTCTGTGGTTTCTTGGAGGGCATCAAGTTGTTCGCAATACTCTTTCAACATTTGAGAGAACCTCTCACTGGTTAACCTATAGAGAGCGTTGTACTGGGGATGAGTTTCCTCATCCCATTCGAACGTAATTTGGCCGGACTCCTCGTCGTATGTGATGAGGAGTCCGTCTTCTTCCATCCAACTCAACTGTTCAGACACCAGATCAGAAACAACTGGCTGAATTGTAGTTCAGCCGTGCTGCTTCAGCCAACGTCCGATTGTTGACTTGCCAACACCGAGGTAACCAGCAATCGCTTGATGGGAATGCCCAGATTCCCGCATGAGGACACAAGTCTTCACCTTGTCTTCCTGCGTCAGCTCCTGATCCTCTTCCTCGTCTAATGGCAAAGCGTACTGCACCATCGGAACTGCTAAGGCTTTCCTATGAGAAGGAAGCCTATTGAGGAGGTAGATGTTACGAGCTGCTGGATACTGGGCACGTGCTTGATCTTGAGCATCAATCACGTTCTTTGCTGTAATTACCGTATCAAGCGGATGGCCATCTCCGAATGAGATGCGAAGTGCGTACGTTTTTTCAGGCATTGTTCAGATGCTTCCAGGATTGACCGCGAACAATTTTGTACGCTGTGGTGTAATGAATGTTATAAATTTTTGCGAATTCCTCCAGAATCTGATGATCTGATCCAAAGGATTTACGGTAAGACTTGTCATTAAATAGTTCGCGCATTTCAAGAACATCAGCCTCAGACAACTTGGCCTTGGGGTGGTCTTCACCCTTAGGAGCCCAGTCGACAAACCGACTCTTGTTCTTGACACGACGCTTGACAGGAGCAAGGGGGCCTAGAGCCACCTGGCGCCGAGTATCGGGTGCGGTGATCATGATCTGCTCACCGTTACGATTTGCGACAAGTGTCCAGGTGCCTTGCTCGAGCGTGACGCAGGGCTGGTCCTCCGCCGTGAAATGAAGTGTCTGGACTGACTGGAAGGTGATGTGGTTCACGGTCCTAAAACGTAGTGTGCGCCAGGGTTTGACCCGCTGGCTTGACCACCATAGCTGATTTTCGCTAGATTGCAAGCGGTCGCCTCCGAGCGATCTGTGGTGCATGGTCGGTTCGCTCCGATTGTGCGTGTGTGCAGACGGGGTCAGGAGGTGGTGCTCCTGGCCCTCTTCTGTTTTCGCAGCACCTTAAAATTGATTTCTGCGTGGTAAAAATAAGAAGAGATTCAAGACAAGCGTGATCGACCAAACAAACCGCCAGATCCAACAAAAGAATTTGATTTGGGCTACAGCAGTTGAATCAACGCTTCAATCACGAGAAGACCCTCTTTTGGTATACGAACGCCTTCTTAGGAAATATAACGAAGGGTTTCCTGTTGTTGATTACAATGCTGCTACTGCTGAATAGTTATTCTTGTTGTTGCTTAGGTTAAAATAAAAGACAAGGTAGTTATTTTGTTAACTGTTATGGGTGCCAGTCCTGAAGGCAGAAACGTAGGTCAAGTGCTGAGCAGGGGTGAGGCTAAGCGCCTTTCTCGTGAGACGGGTAGGTCGGTTGCTGACATTTCTAGTCGTGCAAGCGAACGGGGCGTTGGTATTGGAGCTGCCCTTGGCAATCAGCTTGGTCGAGCCATTGCTAGCCCTTACGGGCAAGATGCGCGGCGAATGGGTATTGGCTATTCTGACGATCCTAAGTCGCGTGCTGCTTTAGAAGGTCTGCGTGGTCTGCAAATGCAGAAAGGCCAGGCGTACTACGGTAGCTTTACAAACACTACTCCAGGATCTTCGACTGGCTATAAAGACAACAGGAGTTATACTCCAGCCACTACGACAACCACTCCTATTGTGATGCCGCGTGGCGGCGTTCCCCGGACTCCACCCGCTGGATCGCCCGGAAGATCCCAGGACATGCGCCAGGCTGTAGTTCCGCCGCCTCCGAACATCAAACGTAGGGACATGGGATCCTACACTAATGAATCCCTGGAGAGGCGCTACACTGATGCCGCTGCTAACGCCACACGACGGGCAGACATTTTTGATGCACGTTCCAAACGAGACACTAATCAAAAAACCGGAGCAGTTAAACCGCGTGATGTCATGATGCGTCAACAAGCGCGTGCAGAAGATCTAAGGCAGAAGTCTGCAGCCTATACGAGAGGTGCCGAGCAGATGCGTGCTCGGATGACTCCGGCTGTGTGAAGCCACTTGGTTTTATCAGGGCGATGAGTCAGCTCGTCTTATCGCCCCGATTTGCGCTTTTACTACGCATCCGTAAGTTACTGGGGTGACCGTTAAGTGGGTTGCCATCGCGGTGATCGACGTCTTTTCCGTCTCCTTTTCGCGCTGATCCATTTTTCTCCATGTAGCGACGAGCTTTTACACGTGCTGCACGACGCTTAATTTGGTCAGGCTTTCCGTGATATTCGTCATATTCTTTTTTGTAATCTCTTGACATTTGAATTCTCTTTTTTGTGTAATTTTATTTGTAGACCTTGGCTGTCGTCTACTTGAGTACATTTAATATTATAAAATAAAACTATTTAGTCATGACGGACCATATCTTTACGGTATTCATTGAGGCCACGATAAAAACAGTCCCTGATAAAAAGGCCTAGATTCGTATTTGCTGGCACTAAGCCGTGTTCACGCACTGAATCCATTAATGCAGCAGTTTCTAAACGCTCCTCGTTGGTCATCTCAATACTGAAGAAATGCCGAGTGGCTTTGTTCAGATCCATGATTTTACTGATGGCTGATGTTATTCTACTCCGGAACAAATATCAGCCAATGTATTCTGGACGTCTTAATTAAATCTTAACCGCGTTCTTTTTCAAATAGGATAAAGCGCTTTACCTCGTTATCTTTTGCTTGGAGCATATCTCCAATTAGCTTTAACTTCTTCTCCGCAGACAGAGCACGGTTACTCCAGAACACAAGATGACGGTTGGTCTTATCTAGTTCTGTTTCCAGTGCTGTCTGAAATAATGCAGATGGACTAATGTCCAGTTCGGATGATTGCCAACGTTCGTACAGTGCTTCAGGAACGCTAACACTCAAAACTCGTGCCATAACTAAAGAGCCGTGATACCCATAGGATACCACGACTCTCAAAGTTAATAAGTTTTAGATGGACGGTGCCACTCTGACCGAGATTTCTTGTGTGGCGATGACTGGATTTGGTTCACTGACCACTAGGTTGTTTGTGATCGCTCGGATTGCATTTGCAAACTCTTCGGCCGAATCGATATCCGGAAAAGCCGGAGCGAATGTACCAATGTCTTCGTTGTAAACGAACACAACGTAGCTCGTGATCGGTAGTTTCATGAGGTTGGTTGACCAGGCACAGCTTAGCAGGTTTTTGCCCGTCGCGTTGCCGCTTGAGTACGTACTTAAGTTGAGACTAAGTTGGGAGTACGAAGGGGCCGCTCTTGAAGTACAGCTCTGGGTTCTCTTGGATTGCGCGGTCTGCTTCGTCACAGTCTGTGACTTTGATCACCTCACTGCGTCCGCTTGGGGTCTGACACAGTACGGCCCAGGCCAAGCGTACGGGTGTTGGCGTGGTCTTGTTGTTTGCTGTCATTGTCGGTATTTCCTGTCGCGTACTTCATTTTGCGAGACATAAATCTACACCAGTACGAAGCTCTGCACAATAAAAAACCACTGCTACAACTGGGGTTTGGCAACCCAGAGTAGCAGTGGATGACGAGTTAAAAAGAGAAGAGAAGATTAAATTTTCTATTCTGTGATTCAAACCCAAAGGTCGTCGTCGTTCAGCCAGTTGTCCTTGACAGTTAGGTCGTTCTGACGCTGTGCTTGCTGATTCAAGATGAACAACCCGAACATTTGTTCTAGCCTGCTGGGGTTGTTGATCTGTGATTGAGCCGCTTGGTTTTCAAGCATGTTACGGAGCTGGTTCCGTGGGGTAAACATGGCCATGGTGGTGTGTGCTGTGGGTCTTGTGGGCTTGCCACGATCACAGTGTAGCGTATCCAGCGGCGCTTTACCGAAGGTTCATAAATTGTTACCCATACTGGGCCAAAGAGTGAAGGTGACTACTGGGCTTCAAGCTCGTAAGCAATGTCAAGAAGTTTGTTCCTTGCAAAAGCAGCGCCTGTCATTTCTGAAACTGTGTACGGAGTTAACTGATCCGCAGCGGCACGCAGGGCGGCGGCTAAAGCTTCAATGTTGTAATGATTGTGTTTCCAGTCATGCAAAGAATTGTCCTCAGTAAAGGCATCCAGCACAGCTTGTGCAGTAGGTGAAAGTTCAGACATAAAAGTGGAAGCGACTACTCGTGATCGGGGAGTTGTTCAAGGGCGCGGCGAAGTGGTTCGACGATGCCGGGGTCTGTGGTCCGCTGTTGCAGTGCTTGTAATGCCTCCAGCGCCTGCTGCTTCAAGCTCGGCGGCTTGGGGCGGCGAGCGGACTGCAGGAAATCGCGTGCATTGCTGTCCGACAGTTCCATCAGCGCATAGCACGCCTCCAGCTCTTGGTCTGCGCCCCACTGGGCGGCGCGGGTGGCAATGTGTAGTTCGTATGCCCAATACCCAGTTTCATCTTTGTAAGGCACACCTGACAAGTTGGCGTCGTGTCCCCACTCTTGCACTAGCTCCGGCGGCGGGGTGATGGGATGTTGTTGTTGTTGTGTCATGGGTGATTAGTGGTAATGACTACTTACCCCAGCGGGCGAGAACAGCGCGAAGGGCGGCAGTGTGAACAGCACTGTTTTTGCGGATTGGATGAGTTGCGGCGGCTTCCCAGTACACGTCGTTTAGCTCTTCATCCGTTGGCACCTTTTGCTCGGGCTGAGCGGTGTTCTGCTTCAGAAACGCAACCATTAGCCGATGGGCTTCACCAGCATCAGCGATGAACTCGCCTTTGTAGTGGAAGCCTTCTTTATCAAGACGAATTACTTCTTCCGGATTTTTCCGCAAGAAGATGAAACTGGTTGGGGTTGGGTCCACAACTGCAGTGGACCGGAACGTGTAATCTTCGTTGGTCATGGTCTCCAGGGAACTGTGGCCAGGGGCAGGAGGTGCAAACTCGCTGCCCCCACCACAATACCACGCATTAAAAAGGGCGGTGTGTACCGCCCCAGACGTTTTAACGATTAGGACTACTGGAACTGGCGTCGATAGTCTTCAAGCCATTCCTCGCCCATCAACGCCACCAGGTCTGCGTGAGTGAGGTTGCGAATCTGTTCAAGACAGGCTTTGAAGCGGCGTTCGTCCTCCTCTGGTGTAATTTCTTCCAGCATAAAAGGGAAACTTGATCGGTTCCGTAGCTATAAATTTCTGTATTAGTGCTGCGCTCTTGCCGGCAATTAATTGAGATTTACAACACAAAAGACCCCAGAGCCCCCCCTGTGGACAAATTAAATGGTTAATCGATCAAGAAACCCAGGGCACTCCTGCGGCGTCAGTCGGATGTAGTTTTTGTTGGATTTGATTTGCGAGGGCAGCCTCAATTTCTGCTACTTTCTCTTCACCGAAGTGATCTTTCACCCAACCCACTACGATTTCTTTTGTCAGGTTCGAGTATGGGATAAAGTCAGATTCTGGAGCTTCTAAACCAATAGAACCGTACGCACCGGCCTGTTCACCGTCTTCAAAACGCGTAACAGTATAGTGTACAGTAAAAACAACACCATCACTGATGTGACGCTCAAGATTAGCGACATCCCAAGAAGTGAATGGGAAATCGATTCCAGGGACTGGGGCGGGCACTGCTTCGGGCATGACGAAAAGATTTTAATTAATTGTACGATCGTAAATCCCTCCACAAGGAGGGACAACCCTACAAGTCTAGGCTTTTACCACTGACTGCAGTCATTCTGCATCGTAACTATCATCAATTGGAAGTGGGTACTCAGTAATTTTCAACGGCACCGGCTCAAACTTAGATTTAATTTTCTCAAACATCTCCATCGTCCAGTCTAGGGCCAGCTCCTGTTCACCATCAATAGTGTCAAGAAAAATCGGCTCCTCGAGAAGGTCATCAATAGTAGTGATCACATCCGACAAGCTTTTAACGATAGCTTTCGTTTTCTTGTCAACAGCATCTTTGCTCATGGTACGGATGGCGTGCGTGTAGAGGTTCACCGCAGTTTAACGGGTGTCAGTGCTTGTCGCCATTGTCCGACCACGGAGCCTTGATTTGCAAGGTACCACCCAGCAGCTCCTGAGCCCTGGAGCCGTCTGGTTCGTGTTCGATGACAATCGGCTTGACGTATTTCTGCTCATGTTCGTATTGCAGCGCATCCTGGATCTCCGCCACTTGGCGATCCACACTCTTCATCGTGCGCTCCGTCTTCCACTCCACCCAGTCTGGGAAGCAGTGACGCCTGATCGGGAGCACCCACCTATTCAGTTCCCAGCGTGGGTCCTGGTTGATCAGTAGGTTCGTTATTTCATACGCGACAGCGTACCAAATGTTGTAGGACACGTTACATTCCGCTTTCCAATAATCATCCTATGGGCAGTCATCATTCTTCATTACTGACAATTTGAAGCTGGACACCATCTCGTGTCTCTACCAACCGAATACAACCTCCTGCTGCATCTCCTCCAAGCGGTTCGGATAGGAGATATTGAATGATGTTATCCACTTCTTCTACCCCTGGCAGGTTCGTGGCTGTGTAGTGATAACCCTCATCTGTAATAAATGTGGCGGCAAATCCCATTCCAGCGTTATCTGCAGCCTCCCGCATCTGAGCGAAGGAGTGCATCACTTTGAGATGGCGAGGACTGACGCACTGCTCACTACTCCAGCGCTTCTCTGGGTCTAACATCTGATACAGATTGTAGAGAGACTGTTCAACCAAGACGTTATTGTGGTGACGGAAGATTTGAAAAAGCATGGTGAGTTGTCAGTGAGTGGTGACGGTGTGTTGTGAGATACAAAGCCTGGCGCGAGACATAGACAGAATGAAGGGGTAAGTATTTCTACTTAGCCCCTCATGACTGAACTTCCGTTTGATCTGAACTTGTGGCTGTTCTGCTGTTTCTGCGCTGGCTGTCTGTATCAGTATTGGAAGATGGATCTTTGAGAACGCCGGAGGGGTTATCGCGATTCGTTCTCGATAACCCCCAGTTGCGCTCAAACTCATCCATCCACTCTTCGCTCATCATGTCGATGGGATCGTTCATCGCTTCTGTCCGTTCCTGATTGAATCTAGGAGTTGCATCAAAACCCAACCAAGCACTAACCCCTGAGGCAGTGTCAGGTTGAAAGCGTAGACAAAGCTGCAGCCGTACACAGCGATGCCCAGGAGAAACCCTAAAATCGCTCCAATAAGACTTGCGATCGGGTGCTTCGGCTTTGGTGGCTCCATCCCGAGCACTTTGTACAGACGTTCTTCTTCGGGGGTCATGGTCTCAGTTGTAGATGATCCGGAACGGGCGACGCTGTTCATTGAGTGTCAGTATCGCCAACCGGAAGTCCGGGCTGCTGGTGTCAAAGCCGATGAGCTGATGACGACCGGCTGCGTAGTACGATAGCCAGACTGTCTTGGGTTGCAACCCTGTTGGTGTGCTGGTGTACATGGTGGATGTGGTGTGTGATGGTGATATTGGGATATATTGGCTGTTTGGACGTGGCGGGCAATACTTGGTAGGGTAATACTTCTGTACTAGCCTCCTGCTTCTCAGTGTTACGGCGCGAACTACGGGATGTTCCAAGGTCTGATACTGTATAAATAGTTACAGAATCCACCCATGAAAGCCGCATTCATCACCTACCTCGCTGCAAATCAGAAGTTTCAGAAGCGTTCCGCTAAGCAGAATGCCTTTGCTATCGCCCAGACCGCCAAAGAAGGTCGCGATCTGAATGAATCTGCTCTGGTGAATGCTCGTTGACCGATTCTTCCGGACTGCGCATCACCCAGCCTGTGTAATAGAACGCAGATTCTCTATCAACAACAATAAGATTCATCTCCTCTAACCTCTGGATTGCTTTCATATACTGAGTGAGACGTGAACTCTGCGAAGGATTCGGCGGAACATAGCAAGGTTCATTCGGAGTCTTCTCTTGGTGATTTAAGAAGTGGAGGTAGAGATTCCGTTGGGTGATCGTAAGTGCAGGCATGGGGCTGGTTGATTTGGAGAAGAGGGGCCACTTGGACCCCTCCATTCATTCCGGAAGTAAATACTTCCACTTATCTTCAAAAGGGTGCGTCCTCCTCCGTCTGCAGCGACACTCGCTCCCGTGGGATCGAACCCTTATTGTTGTTGAGGTGTGATGCGGCTGCATGCATGAAGGCGGTTTCGAAGTCGCGCATCGGATCGATGTCACCGATCAGCTTCAGCATCTGCACCAACTGTTTCGATGCACCGACCTGAGCGTTGATGTTCCCCGCTTCGCGAGCATCCATCCTGTCTGCCTGGAGCGAAGCAAAGGTCTGTGCAAAGAGGAACGCCCTGTCGTGCACTGGTACAGCAGCTTTCGCTAGCTGCTCTCCTTGCGACACGTAGGTTCTGGCCTGGCGAGAAGAGACGTTGTACTTGGTGACCAACTTACGGACCACGACTCGGCCCGGCCAGCCCTCAGCCAGGAGATCGGCTGCTTCTTCGCAACGGTTCTCGAACTCTTCTTTGGTGCTGCGTGTGTTTGTCATTGTGGTGTTTGTGGTGGTGTGTGCAGTTAGTTAGAACTTGAGATCACTGAATTAAAGGAAGCGACTCAAAGACCTCTTCTAACTCTTGGTCTGTGTAGTACTGATATTCATTTCCGTTTGGATCACGATCAGCTTCTGTTTTCTTGACGGCGATGTCGTGATCAGTGAGGTAGAAACCTAAACCGTGAACAGCTAACATCGCAAAGGTATTACCCATTGTGCGATATTCACGTTGGGCCAGGGCTTTGAGAACGTCGTACTGATTCTTTGTGAGCTCAATTGAGATTGCGTAGGTCATGATTGGTTCAGGGTGTGGATGTGTGTAGCAATCTGCTACATCTATTAGATATAGGCTTGCCGTGGTGGCGGGCAAGTTCTCGTCAAATCTTGTCGTCTGTCACGACTAGAAGAAGAGGCGACCACCTTTGTTCGGCTTGTCACCTCGATCCGATTCAAGCTCTAGGGGAGCAGGCTTCCACTCTTGATTGAGGAACAGTTTGTAGTCCTCGATCAGCTGCACCAGTTGCTGCTGTGTTGCACCCTTAAAGGTTCGCCCTGGTGGTAGAGCCGATTTGCGGATGAAGGCCTTGGCGCGGATCGGAGCGACCTCTGGTGCCATGTCGATGTAGGACATACCTTTGCGACTGCCTTCATTCTCGAGGATTGCTATGACCTCGAGATCTCCTTTTGATGTAATGTTGAACTGTTCAATGTAGATGATTGCGTGCATCGGTTGGAATGGGTGGTGTGTACGTCCAGTGTGTGCAGCCGTTCTCGTGAAAAGCTTCTTCAACCTCATCGAAAGACGTGACCATCCATCCATGAGTCGGAGTATAAAGGAGAAGATTTCCATGAGGATCAGCATCGCGTTGATCGGGTGGGTGTTTTAAATCAAGGATATAGATGTTTTCAGGTAGTGGCGTTGGCTTACTCCAGAAAGCTTTGGCAGCGTAGTGATGACGGTTCAACTGAATCGCGTGGGTAATCTAAAGAGAATCTAAAGATCGTTAGAGGCAGAGGAGAAGCATCACAATTGTGAGTAGTGATGCACTGATGATGACGGCGATCACGGTTTGAGTGACTGGGGTGGACCATAGAGCTGCAACTTAGGAACGCAGGCGTACGATTCACCGATTGCAGTTGGGTAGGTGATGATCGTACTAATGCCTGTTGGACAGTTATAAATAGTCTGTTGGTTGATGATCTTCTGCACTCCTACGATGCAGAGAAGAGTGATGCCTGAACAGATGATGAAAGGTGTCTGCTTCGCTACGCACTCAGCAGCATTCAGCACTGTGTCCACTGCTTTCTGTCTGGCGGTGTAGTTGCGCTTGGAGATCATGGTGTCACTCAGCGAGATGGACGAGGTGGGCTTCGAGATAATCGATCACGCAGTTGATCTTGTTCTGCATCTCCTCCCGTTCTTGACAGGCTTTGCTCCAGGCGTCGGGTTCAGCCACGTAGTAGTCCCTGGCGTTGAACTCGATCTCTCGGAATGCCCGTCTGAACTTGAGCAGTTTCCTGTACGCTGCATCGTAACCCTCGAGCAGCATCTCGCGGCTGGTGCCGTTCAGGTGGATGGTTGGGAGTGATGTCATGAGTAGTGGGTGACGCGTTGACGGTAGCTCAGGACGTCGCGCTTCCAGGTGCTCTCCGGATGGTTTAGGACAGCCTCGAAGGCCTGGTCGACACGGATCTTTGGGCCTCCGTGGTTGAGCATCGCGATGGTGGCGTTGTCGAGCTCCTGGAGCAGATCACTGACGGGGCTGGCCTTGTGTTGCGGGAGATCGCGACCCTTCTCTTTGTAGTAGTCTTTCCAGTCGTCAGGCATTTCAGCGGTAGGCATGGTCTTGGTGTGATGGTGGGGGTTGTGGTTCGGTTACGGGTTACCAGCTACTGTCGTAGAAGACCCGTAGACCGTTCTTGATGGCGTTCTTGGCTTTCTTGCAGAACTGTAGATCTTGGTACTTGTATTCTTCGTCGCTGTTATCACCGAAGAAGAATCCTGTCGTATCACCCAGACCTCCGTTCAAGGTGCCAGCATTGACATCCTTTTCGAGTTGAGCTATGTCTTCGAGCGTGAGTTCGAACTCTACTCCGTTGAATGGATCAGTGATTAAGGTGTTGGCTTCGTAGGAATCAATGTTGCCAGTCTTCTTCCTCCAGCAGCGCTCCATCCATCCTTGTAAGTTTGGGTGCTTGCGCCACTCCTGGAGAAGAATCCAGCAATTGTCATACTCGTAGTCGAACTTGTCGACGCCTTCGAGATTGCCAGGTGCACAACCTACTTTGATGTAGGCCCATTGATCGAGTCCCATGGTGGTGTTCAGGATGCAGGTGTGGCTGCGGTCTGGCAGATCGCTTCATGGGTGAGAAGTCGTGCGGCTTCTTCAGCTTTAATCTCTGCTCCGCCACGCATCTCTGGTCGATCCATGAAGTAGAAGATCAGACCTTCTGCCAGGAGAAGCGATAGCATCTGTTCTGGTGGCCGAAGTTCGGCATTGGCTGCGAGCTGTACCACGCGTGATTGGGTTGCAGTGAGTTCCATTGTGTTGGCGGGATGGCGTGTGTAGTCAGGAGGCTACAGAGCGGCCATCGATGTAGATGGTTGGGTTGTTGATCGCGATCCCTTTACGCTGTTCGATCTGCTGTTTGGCCTTCAGCATGTCCAGCTCATCCTGCAGGGTGTCGCTGTATGTCCAGCTGGCACGCTCACGGAGAGAGATGACGAAAGCTTTATCGGTTGTGTACATGCAACGGGTCTGGCCAGACTGCATGGTGTGGAGCAGTCGACCACGAACAGCCTCGAGTTCATCACGCAGCTCCTTCATCTGCAGGGAGAGACGACGGAACGTCTCCACATCTGATTCGATTTGAGAGGTGAAGGCAGCCGCACGGATTGACTCCTTCGTTACGATGCGGCGACCGACGTTAGGAAGGCCAGGGATGTTGCGCTTGCTTGTCTTGGCGGTGGTCATGGTGTGGTGTTGGTGGGTGGTGCGGTTGCGGGCCTCGGATGAGACCCGCTGAGAGTGTTCTAGGTCATCCCCTGAGGAATGGCTGTATATGAGAACACACTATTTGCAAAGCTTCACAGGCGTCGGCTCGAAATATCGATCCCTCTCAATGGGGAGACCGAGAGGCCCACGCAGTTCCTGGAGCTCATCGATGTTGAAGTAGCCGAGCTCACACTCCAGCCCGCAAACCAGGCCGAAGCATTCGTTAGTCTCGGGGTCGCGCTCGGTGACGTACCACGTCTTGTTGGAATCAGGTGTGAAGAGCTTTACGAAAGCTATGGCTTCATCACCGAGACCATCTTGTGAGTAGAGCGCCGGCAACTTCTTCTCGAGTGCTTTGGTGAGTAGCTTCACTGGTTTGAAATAGTTAGTGGTCACGATTGAGGTGCTTCGTAAACTTCAAGTGCTTTCGCGACTTCCTTCTGCATCCCCTTCAAGAAATCGAGGAAAGACTCCCTGTCTTTACGCATGGTCGTGTTGTTCACGTAGTTGATCATGGCACCATGCAGATCCCTTTGGTTGATCCCTTCAATCCCGATGGTTTCACCACCTGCATGATCTCTGATCACGATCTCACCATCGTAAGTGCAGAAGTGAATGCTGGCGTTGTACGCCGTGAAGCTGTACGTAGTTTGCTTATCCATGGTGTAATCAGAATGCAATGTAAGGTGTAGCGTCGCGACCGTTCGGTGTGTCAATGTCGAGCACTTCGATCCGTTGGATGTTGGTACCACCCTCAATGCGAGGGATGATGTCATTGGGATCGAGACCTTCGCGGTGTTCGATCTGGACTAAGACGTAAGCAGTGGCCATGGTGGTTGTGGTGTGTCAGTTGACTGATTCGATGAAGCCGAGTTCGAGATCATGGAGAGGACCGTGATCACCACGTCGTTCGAGGCGATACCAGTTGAGCTCCCAGCCACACTCCTGGCGGTCGTCGCGGATGAGGGACTCGAGATCTTTGAGATCTTCCAGACCACCGGATAGTTTGATCCGTACCTTGTGTGGATCTCGATTGCGGCGGGCGTCAGACATTGCAGGGCAGGTTAAGAGAAGGTTAAGGTCAGTAGGAGATGCGAACCTCAGCGATACCATCAAGTGGCACACCAAGGCGATAGGCAGCCCCAGCACTTAGATCGATCGAGTTGCAGTCACAGCGATCGGTGATGGTCACACGCAATCGACGTGAGCCGTTCCGGACGGTGACCTGTGTGCCGCAACCGAGCCATGGATGCGCTGCGCTGACTTCCCAGTGCTGATACGTGTCCCCACAGAATGTGGTTCTGCCGTGGTACCAGGAGTCGTACACCGTGGCGGTAACGGGTCGACCTGTGTGGTGCGCGAACACCGGCTGATTGAGCAGCGCGATGGCGAGCAGGGTGCGTTTGAACATGTGAGGCTCCTTGCTAAGTGGAGTGTTCCGGCATCCTGGCCCGGGCCGGGGTTGGGCATGTGATCAGAACAGCTCGAGAAGCTCCTCCATAGGTTTGTTCGCGTCCGTTACCCGACCACCAGGGAATGCGGAATCGGGCATGTAGCGCTCCTGGGGTGCAGAACCATACATCGCGGATTGCCACCGAGCACGGCCGGCAGACTTGTGGCCAGTCAGCCGCTCGGCGAGCATCTCAGCCACCAGCTCCAGCATGTCACGGTATGGATCGCCTGCGACTTCCATCTGTGCGGTCATCGGCAGGCAGACATCAGCACCAGTGTGGAACCGTGCCATGCGCCAGATGAAGTAGGCGCGGCTGTCATCAGGCCGCTTCGAGCGCAGCGTGCCAGCTTTGCGTCCCTTCACTGCTTTGACCAGTGCGGCCAGATCAGGCTTGGTGAAGTGGCCCAGGCTGTCACACCACAGGCAAGGCTTCTCCTTCCTGGGGTAGACCGTGCCATCGACAGCGGTGAAGCCCTCGTAGACGTTGATCATGGTGCCATTGCAGCGGCCGCAAGGCAGCGTATCGGACTTGAATTGATCCTGCAGCGTGTCGGTGTTCATGGTGATCCTTTCTAAGAGGTGATGCCAGCATCCAAGCCCAGGCTGGTGTTGGGCAGTTGATCAGTCAGCTTCGATGAAGCGGTAGGAGCCACTGGTGTGGATGCGATATTTGGTCCACAAACGCGCAGTTCCATACTCATCCTCAAACCTAACCCGATCCCGTACGGAAGCTGCAATAGCTCGCTGCACGGCGCAGTTGGCGAGGTTGATCCTATCGAACAGGGTGAGGCTGCGATCGCGGGTCATGGTGGTGATCCTTTCTAAGAGGTGGAACCGGCATCCTAGCCCAGGCTGGTGTTGGGCAGTTGATCAGCGGAAGAGGCGCGAACCAGGCCCGAAGTCCTGCAGGAGCTCTGGGAATGCCTGTTCGATCCTAGCTTTGTTGCGAGGGTCTGCTGCAAACCAGGCGCGTGCCAGCTTCGAGCAGAACCCGCCGCCGTTGCGCTCCATAGCCTCAAAGGTCTGATGCAGTTGTATGCGATCAAGCGCGGTGGTGGTGGACATGGCGTGGCTCCGTACTAAGTGGAAGACCGGCATTCTGGCCCAGGCCGGGGTTGGGCATGTGATCAGAACTATACCCGCTGGATCTGCTCGATGTCGAACCCAGGGTGCTCCCGGTGGACGTGGTCGATGCAGTCATCCATATCGATGCATTCCTCGATGGTGAGGAACACCAGCTTATGGGTGATGGGATGTTCGAGAATGACTTTAAAGGTCAGCATGGCTGGCTCCGTACTAGGTGGAGGTGAGCGGTGTTCCCGTTCGGTATTGAACCTAGCGCATCGGGGTTGGCTGTCGCCGGGTGTTAACGAATCAACACAGTTCCCGATTAAGTGCAGAGGTTTGCACAGGGACAGTAGCACGTGCAGTGCGGATCGCGTGAGCCATACAGAGCGTATGGACCATCTGAACCACGTGGACTACTCGGACCACGAAATCCTACCCAAAAGTTTTCCACACCCTCACGTTAAGTACAAAGCCTTACCCCCACGAATCGTCAGGCGCGAGGCTTGACATCCGTTGCGGCGCAAGGGTTTTCAAGGGAGGGGTCGTGAGGTCCTTAGGTTATATAAGCCTATTAAGTGCAAAGAATTGCATCAAAAAAGCCTAAATAACCATATAACAGTACCGTTATACGACCCATTTCGGGCGCATTTCGGGCCTGTACAGGGCCTTGCACTCTGTCCAGCGTACCTGCACGAGTGACAGGTACTCAGGAAACGTGAAAAACACGCAAAAACGACTGCTTTGGTCGCTCTGATCCATCCTACCGCACCGTCAGAACCGCTTAAAACTCAGTTATATTGCGAAAAAGTGTAAATTACGCCGTATTGCGCACTATCAACAACAATTTGCTGCTCACTATCAACTATCAACACAAAAAATGCCCCTTTCGGGGCAAATTCTGTCAATTTGTGTCGATCAGGTAGCCTTCGGCGTCGCAATCCTCAGGGTAGTCGTCTGATTCGGGCTCACCGTCGAGCCATTCGGGCGATTCCTGCCACTTGTAGGGCACGATCCAGCCGAGATAGGGTGAATGCATTGTGCGATCCTCAGAATTTGGGTGAAATGGGGGCCGCAGCCCCTGTATTTGATCAGGCAGCGACAAAACGGCCGCCTTTTGCCCCATGGGCATTGATCACGACGTCAGCGCTGGCCCCATCGCACAAGGTGCAACGCTCGCAAGTCGTCTTGGCTCCCCTTTCAACGCTAGCCGCGCAGTGCACGAGACCTGCTGGATCAGACTCACCGGCGGGTTTCACCAGAAAGGTGCGCCAACCGTGAGCCGTAGCTTCCAGGTAATCGGCAAAGCCATCACAGGATGCCTGGCAGACGCCCTTCAGGTGCTGAGCCCAGGGTTGGCGCCATTGGTGGGTGTAGCCGGTGTGAGCCCCAACGCGATGTAGGAACCGCTCCCACACCTCATTCGGCACCATGGCGGGATCCCCTGCAGCACCAAGACGGACAATTTCACCGTCGAAAAAATGCCAATCCGAGCCGATGTGGGGATAGCCGCCGCGCTGATAGCAGTCCCATATTGATCGTGGGGCCTGGCCCCAGTTGACGTAGCAAGAGCCCAGATTAAGCCCGTGGTGGGGGCAATCTCCGCAGTTAGCACGTCCGTCTTCAGTATTAAAAGCCTCTACCGGGTGCCGATCCTGGCGCAGGATCCAAACCTGCAGCATGCTGCCAGTCTTGCCATTGGCCGACCGTTTGCGAAGCCCCGTCACGACGCAGACAAGCGGAGAGCCGTCTACAGGGCTGGGGCCTTCCCATAGGATGCGGCCGTTTAGATTCGGTTTCGTCATCGCGTTCTAAGTGCGAGTGAATGAATCGGGTTTGATCCCGATGAGCAAATCCTAGGCCACCGGCGCCCACCGAAACCGAAAAGTTATAACTCTTCACATGTAACATTCCTTCGTTAATCACTATCAACAACTATCAACTTTATAAAAGTTGATAAAAAAGGGGCCGAAGCCCCTGGTAGTCAACCGTACGCTGCAACGATCTCATCGTGGCAATTGTCACAGGCCAGATCCTTGTCTTCATAGTTGACGGCAAGCCAAACTACGTTCCAGCCGTCGGACCCTGTAGTGGTACCGATCAGATCGCGTTCAGTCTTACAGCAGTTGCTGCAAAGGCAGCCGCCATCGGACGTGACAGCGTAGCGAGGGTAACCGCCTGGCCACGTGAACGGTTCACGGGCCAAGGTGTCGGCGAGGCGGAGTGATTTGGATGCAGTGGTCATCGCTTCTAGGGCGAACTACCCCATCACTGTAGGCCATCGGCTGCCCCTGGCGCCGAAAAGTTATAACTCTTCATATGTCACAAAACTTCGTTAATCACTATCAACTATCAACTTAAAAAAGGGGCCGAGGCCCCTACTTATCACACTCCCTGGCTGTCCAGCCAGTCCCGGATGTCAGCGGGGTGCGTTGCCCAGGCCTCCAGCGCAGCGGCCAGGAGTGAGCACTCCAGGTAGCCGCAGGGTGTGGCCCATACGGTGCCGCCTTCCATGTTGTCGGTCAAGCTGAGAAACTTAGCGAACGTGCTGGTATTGGGGTTGCGGCCCTCGTTGTCCTGCCAGCTCAGCAGTCGGTCGACCGCGTAGATGGCCTGCTCAACAGTCAGGCGGTGCTTGTTTGCAGTGGTCATTGGTTGTCTCCGTACTAGGTGGGTGGACTCCGTCATTCTAACCCAGGACGGTATTGGGTTGCGATCTCAGGCTAGCACCATGGCGATCAGCTCAGCCTTGCGCGCCTTGCGCTTTGTGCCGGCCAGGCTGCGCAGTTGAGCACAGGTCAGTGTCTCCAGGTCGGCGGCCAGGTCAGCCAGCGGGTGCACCTGTGGCTGCAGCTTTGCCGCGAGCCTGATGGGCGCAGGCTTGACCGTGATCGGGGCGTCTGACACCCACAAGCGGCGCCACATTGCAGCGAGCTGATCGTTGCGGGTGTGCACTGCAGTGCCGAGCTGGAAGCCCAGGTCGTAAGCCAGCTCAGCCAGCAGGCCTGTGCACGTGATCACCAGCGCGATGGCTGGCGCAACCACGCGTGCGGTGCGTTCGAGGTTCTGCGCGATCTGCGCAGCGGTGGGGACTGTGAGGGTCATGGTTCTCCGTACTAAGTGGATGCGCGGCTTCTATGGCCGCTTCTCTCACATTAGACCATCACCGGCCCATCCGGCCAGAATGTAGCAACTCTTCACATACAGCTTCTTTTTTTCCTGGTATGTAAACTTTTGTGACAAGCCGGCCAGATAGTAGCCGGAAAATTTCCCCCAAATTGACCTTTTTATTGAGCAGGTAGGGGGACAAATTTAACGTATTTAGTCACCCTAAAATCACTTATATCTAGATAATGTGTGTATAAAAATGCCTGTATCTCCGCAGGACTACGCGCTCTGGTCTGACCTTACAGGCAACCCTTATCCGCAAACGCCTGCTGAGCGAATGGCGTTGGCTCCAGAGGTTTATAGTTTTACGCGGGATGTAAATCAAGGTAAGCGCCCTCCTGGAGCAATCCGACGTGCAGTCGATGTTATCGGTAAGACTGCACTTGCTGCTGGTGCGATTGCGGGTGGCGTCTATCTTGCAAAGAATTTTGGCACTCTTGAACTTGATGATGAACCTCATATTGGCACTCCTCCGCAACCTCAAGGCTTTGCTACCGCAAGTACGGATGTAACACCACCTACAACTTCTGATCGTTACGGACAAGATATTGTTCCACATCAGACGGCAGTCATGGGCTTGTTGCGTGGCACGTCTCCTGGAAAACCTACTGTTGTTGATTCCGAAGAAAAACCAGCAACTCAAAGCCACGTAATTACCTCAAGCCAATCATTTGGTCCTGGCTCAGAGATTGCACAACTTGCTGCAAGTACTACTCCGCATTCACCTGTTCGTGATCGTGCAGATGATTTAATTTCAGAGTACCTTGGTGGAGTTGCTGCCGAACAACGTGCTCAAAAACGGATTGATCAGTCTGTTGCTGAATACGGCGCTATGGTTGCAGGTAAAGCTGCACCTGTTCTTAAGCAAGTATTAAAAGAAGGTCGAGAAGAGGGTATTAGTCCAATTGGACGTAGTTCTGTTACTGCAGCAGAACGTTTCCGTGGAACGCCTGCTTATACTGCAATGATGCAGGCAGCAGGCGCAAGCATGGAGCCAGACGAGCTGGTTGGTGCGCCTGGTACGACCCCTGTATTTACTGAAGTTCGCGCAACTCCGCAAACACGAATTGCGCCCATAACATCCGCACCTGCGTCTGTCCCTACGCCCGCACCTACACGGGAAGTCGTAACTGCTGCTGTTCCTGCAGCCTTTTCGGCCCCGCCGCGCCGTTCCTCAGAATCTGAAGAAGCGTCGGCATTTGCCGCCAAGGCTCTCGCACTGTTGCCTAGGGCGCAACGTGAAGCTCTTCTTAGTGGACAGGCTGATGCTCCAATTGTCACGCAGCAGCCAGAAGCTGTTCGTGTAGGCAAGCCGGTTAAAGTAAGGACAAACGAATTTCTCAGTGCCATGAGCCAAGATCAGGGTCCTCTCGCCAGTTACGAGATCGCCCCAGAACGGAGTAAAGCTGTTTCGGGTCTGACCTTTTATCCTGGCGGCGAACTTGGCGTAGAAATGAGGAGTCGCAATAAACCGGTCGAATATGCATACGCTACGACTGACCCCTATCGCTTAGCGATGCGTGACTATGCTGATGCAGGCTTTCCCGATGAAATGGGTAATATCGCTGGCATTGCTGCTAATAATGCTCTCGCTCACCAAATGGGGCTTCAGAAAGCAGTCGAACGTGGTGGCACCATCCGGGAAAAGCGTCAACCTATTTATACAGGTTTGATGAGCGAATCTGACATTGTTGCAGCCGGAATGGGTAAAAATGCCCGCGCTAAAGAGCAAGCTGAACGTCACTTCGAGACCAGGGAAATTATGGAAGAATTAGAACAACGCGCGGCTGCTCGTCGCACAGGCTTACTTTAAGTAAAGTAAAAACATTGTGACGTGGAGTAAGCGATGACCTTCCTGGAACCCATCATTGCTAGCTTGATTGGTGCAGCTACTGTTGCAGTTGCTGTCTTTTTAAAAAAGAACTTAACAGTTCAAACTTTTTTAAAATACGGACCAATCATTAAAAAAGCTTACGACATTATTGATCCTGTCCTTGACCAAAATCTTAGTCGCTGGGACGGATCAAAGATTGATAAGGCATTCGAACTTTCAGTAGAATCCGTTGCTGACGGTAAGCTTTCTCCGGAAGAGATTAAGCATCTTGCTTTTGAAATGGCTAAACACTGGCTGCCCCAGAAAGCTGCCGATAAAGTCCGTGCGTTTCAGGCATCTTCTCCTGAGCTTCGGTCCGCTGCAATTGTTGCAGCTAAAGTAGAGGCTATGAGTGCAAATTAAATCGAGCTGAGTTAAATGCCTGGCGACAATTGGATTCAAGAAGCTGTCAGTAAGAACCCAGGTGCTTTTTCTCGTAAAGCAGAAAAGCGCGATATGAGTGCGTCTCAGTTTGCTTCAAAAGTTACAGCAAATCCAGACGAGTACTCTGATAAAACTGTCAAACAGGCAAACTTGGCAAAGACACTTGCAAAACTTCGTAATCGTCGCAACAAGTAATGTCAGAGCCGTTATTCAACTCAAATTTCACTAAACCTTTCGATAAAGCTTTTCGAGAAGGTAAGCGTCCAGATAGCGGCACCCTTGGAGTATATCCGAGATCGGCGTCTGAGGACCCGAGGGGTAACATGTGGCGTTCGCAGCTTTTGGATAATCCAAACGCTCCTGATTTTTTTACACGCGCACAGTTTGGTAATGAGAGTGCGGCCGAAGCTTACGACAGTCTTCGCGATTTAAGCGTAAATCCTTATTCATCTTTTCAAAATCCCAACGTTCGGAATCAAGCGGATAGTTTTCTCGACAAGTACGCTCTTGGTGTAGGGCGTATAATTGATCCTAAGACAGCGGTATTACCAGAAAATATTGCTCTTCGCTATGGAATTGATTCGTCCGGCGATTATTTCATTGAAGATGCAAAAAAAGGTAACGCGAACATCTTCCCAAGCCGTGGACCCGGAGTAGCTTAATGAATCCCGCAGCAGGTAAATTAGCGCAAGAGCTACTAAAAAAGTACGCATCTGCGGTAATGTCTGGTGGTGGAACCGGTGTTAAAGCCGCGCTTGAGAATAGCGCGAGACTCGGAACCATTGCTCAAGGTACACCTGAAGTAGCCGCTAAGGCGCTTTCACAAATCCCAGGGATTGGTAGAGCCGCTATGGGCCTGCCTTTAAGCATGGATACTATTCAAGCAGGTGCACGCGCACTACCAGCTGTCGCGGGTGGTGCAACCACACTTGGACTTGGGGCCGGTTCTGTTATTGCTTCCAACATGCTTGCTAACGCTGTGACTAATCCTGTGAGGCCGACTGCTTTTAGCACTCAACAATATACTCCAGGTCGTTCGCCACTTACAAATGAAATGGCGGCGGAAGCGATTTTAGATCAGCAGCGCTTCATGCACCAGATGCAATTGATTGAAGCACGGAATGCTGCAGCTGCTGGATCCGGATCACTACAAAGTGGAATGTCGAGTAACTTTGATATGATGAAGATGGCGAACCAAGCCGCGAATCAAATGTTTACTACTCCTAATTACGCTTGATACGCCATGTCTTCTTATTACGGTACTGGGCCTGATATTGATGACATTTCAGATGCCATGCGCAGTGGCAGGTACTATGCTGCGGAAGATAGCCCAAATCCCCTTGCTCCTGGCTCAAACATTGGTGATCCAGATGAAGAACGTAGGGGTGGTGGATTTGGCGAGGCTCTTGTAAAAGGTCTTGATTTTCTGAACAAATACACTGAGAAAAATTTCGGTCAAAGCGGAAAATATACGCAAGCTGCTCAAGATGCAGCACAGCGTCGTCGCGAAAGTAGCAGCCCCTACGGAACAAAAGAAGTATTTGATAACTTTGCTATTTACACCCCGCCACTACCTCAAATGGGTGCTCAAACAGCATCAGGCAGTAGTGGTAGCGGTTTGTTTAAGGATATAGGCGGACTTGCTGGAAGTCTTGGAGCTGCGGCGGGTGTATTTGGTCCTCTTGGAGTACCAATTGGCATGGGTGTTGGTTCACTTATCGATAGGTTTGCTTAATTTGATTTACAACCTATAAAATAAAAGACAAAGAGTAAAGAATTATGTTGCTGCCACTTATCGGCGCCGCCACTGGGGGCTACACAGCATATCAGAAGAGTGGTGGCAACCTAGGTGCTACCGCACTTGGAGCAGGTTTAGGTGCACTTGCCCCAGGGGCTTTCCGCATGGCGGGAACTGCCCTGGCAGGCACCCCTGTTGGCGCAGCAGGCTTGTCCGCGTTAAACCAAGCTTTAGGTAAAGTTGGAGTTGAAGCCACCGCCAAAGGAATTGGTAATATCGCTGCTCTTGGCGGTACCACACTCCTTGGCGGACTTCCTGGTACTCTCGCAGCCTCTGCTGCTCCTGTCGCCTCACGAGGAGCTGGCGGTGCAGCTAATTTAGCTGTATCGGCAAGTCAGCCTGGCCAAGCAATCTATGACGCAGGTGGTGCTGTCCCGCAGACACCATATCGCCAAACGCCTTATGATTCGCTTTCAGTTGCCGATCCCAGTGGTCAAATCGGCGCCGCTCGTCTTAACGAATTGTTAATGCAAGATGTGCAGCTCGCTGGCATCCGTAAACTGATGCCCGAACTGTTTAAATCCGCTGAAGCACGTTCTAAGACTGAGTTCCAACGTCAGATGGCTGCCGCTGGCATCCGGCAGAACATTGCAACTGCTGCAAACATGTTAGAGCGTAGCCAGCAAGCAGCGCAGCAAATGGGTCAGACCGCTGCCCAGCAAATGGGTAACGCTCTTACCAGTCAGTATCAGTATTCGTAAGATGTTCAACCCCAACGCGTCCTTCTACCAGTTACCTAAAACTGGTACATTCTCATATCAACCGTTCGCCGTTGGGGCCGACTATAAGTTTCCAGATTATTTTAGCTCTGTCTTTAAACCGACAGAAGCTCAAATGCAAGCAAAAGGCGTAAACCTCACATCCGGTGGGAGGGATCAGCCTGCGTTTGAATATCAGTCAAAAAGTGGTGCTGTACCAGGTATCGATCCAACTATTCAACAGTGGATTGATTTTACTCGCGCCATTTCTCCGATTCGTATGCAAGAACAGGCTCAAGCGGCCCAGCTTAGCCAGCAACTAACAGAGCAGCAGTTAGCTTCTGCGTATCCATTTTTGAGTCAAGCTGCACGTGAGGCTACCGAGCGTAACTTACTGGCTAGTCAGACCTATGCTGATTTCAAAGAGCGGCTTCCCTCCAGCATGCAAAATATTGCTGCATCTCAACAGGCACAGGCTGGTGCTGCCGCCTCAGGTGAAGCCGGAATGATTAACGCCTTGGCAAATTTGCAGAACGCGCAGAGGCGGATGAATTATCGTGGCAGCACTTTTGCCGTTGGTTGATTTGCAACTGTATTCAGAAGCGGTAAGTTAGGGCATCTTGAGTTACAGGTCGTGTACGCGTCCCTATTTTTGATGCCCGTTGAAGAGCTGTTCAAAAGCAACAAAATTTGTGTGCGGCGCTCTGAAATTCATCGTTGGGGCGTGTTTGCCTTGGAGCCGATTAAAAAATTTGAGGTAATAGAAGAATCTCCGTATATCTCCATTACTTTTGAAGAGCTCGGTAATGCACCTTCTTGCAAGCCCTATGCTTATTGGTTAGAAGATGATCGCAGCTTGATTGGAATGGGGTATGCCGGTCTTTACAATCACTGTTTCGACTCCAACGTTGATTATCAAGTGGATAAAGTTAGTGAGTTGATTCGTCATTATGCCACAAAAGATATTGCAGAGGGAGAAGAGCTGCTCCTCAACTACGGTAAAGACAACGTCAAATCTATTGAGAATTTGAAGTAAGTATAATGTAATCACAGAAATTTTAATCTTCCTACTTTGACGTGTGTCGCTTTGAGTAGGTCAATTAAACTGGAATCAACAAGCTATCCACTTAGTCTAAGGAGTTAAAAGAATGGGCGGCGGAATGGGCGGCGACGGCGGAATGGGCGGCGGCGGTGGCGGCGGCGGTGCAATGGGTGGTGGCGGTGGCGGCGGATCAGCAGGTGGCGGTGGCAGTAGCGGCAGTGCAATGGGCGGTGGCGGCGGCGGTGGAGCAGCAGGTGGCGGCGGTGCAATGGGTGGTGGTGGCGGAATGGTCCAAGCGGTTGTTCCGCCGCCACCGATCATTGGAATGGGTGGTGGCGCAGTATCCCGACCGACTGTTCAACCGACGCCGAGCATTGGAATGGGTGGTAGCCGTATGGCCGGAGATGCTGTACAGCAAATCGTAGGAACTGGCAAAATTTCTGGTCAAGATATCCGAGATCTCCGTGATGCAGGGATTAGTAACCAAAGAATTGGAAATTTAATCGAGAATCGTGGGGCTGGTAATAATGCATCTACCGTAGCCAATCAATTTGGAATAAATATTCCAGGTAGTGGAATGGGCGGTGGGATGAGTGGTGGAGCAGCAGGTAGTGGAGCAGCAGGCGGTGGGGCAGCAGGTGGTGGAGGAGGTGGCGGCGGAGCAGCGGGCAGCAACATTGTCACAAATATCCCAACTCAAAGTCTCGATTTACAAACACTTCTTTCTGCTCTTAACACGCAGCAAAGTCAACAAGATCTTCTTTTTGCATCTCAACTAGATAGACAAAATTCTGAATACTTTACTGGGCAAAGTCTGCGCCAGATTGAGGCGCTTGGCGCAGAGAATCGCCTAACAGAAAGGGTTCAAGGTGAAGAGCAACGTGCTGGGTTTGCCGCACAAGGTGCGCAACAGCGTCTAGGAATCGAAGCCACTGGGGCGCAAGAACGCAAAACACAGCAAGAACGCTTTATTGGTGAGGCAGGCCTTATTGGTGCACGCGGTTTTGAAGAACGCCTAGGAATTGAAACGACAGGAGCTCAGCAGCGCCTCACACAAGCTGATTTATTAGCTGGACAAAGAGAGCAAATTATTGAAACAGGAGCTCAGCAGCGCCTGACACAAGAAGAGCTCCTTGCGGGTCAAGAACGGCAAATTGGATTAACTGGAGCACAAGAACGTCAGACGCAAACAGAACGTTTTGCTGGTGAAACAGGACTTATTGGTGCACGCGGCATCGAAGAACGTCTTGGGATTGAGACCACTGGAGCACAACAACGTCGAACACAAGAAGAGCTCCTTGCTGGACAAGAACGGCAGATTGGTTTAACTGGCCGAGAACAGCGGGCCACTCAAGCTGAACTTCTTGCCGGACAAGAACGACAAATTGATTTAACTGGAGCACAAGAACGTCAAACCCAGCAAGAACGTTTTGCGGGTGAGACAGGACTTATCGGTGCACGTGGGATTCAAGAACGTCTTGGGATTGAAACCACTGGGGCGCAACAGCGCCTAGGAATTGAAGCTACTGGAGCACAGGAACGTCAAACCCAGCAAGAACGTTTTGCTGGCGAAACAGGACTTATTGGCGCACGCGGAATTCAAGAACGTCTAGGCATCGAATCCACTGGTTTACAACAGCGTTTAGGTATTGAAGCTGCTGGTTTACAGGAACGTCAGACACAGACAGAGCGTTTTGCAGGTGAAACAGGGCTTGCTCGTATTCGCGGTGAAGAAGAGCGGCGTGGGATTGAGACTACCGGAGAACAACAACGCCGGACACAAGCCGATTTACTTACAGGTCAAGAACGGCAGATTGGTTTAACCGGCGAACAGCAGCGTCTTGGGATTGCAGCTACAGGCCGTGAAGAAAGAGCTACACAGCAAGAACGTTTTGCAGGTGAAACAGGTTTAACTCGTGTTCGCGGTGAAGAAGAGCGTGCAGGAATTGCGGCCACTGGCCGAGAGCAACGCGCCACACAGGCAGAACTGCTTGCTGGACAAGAGCGACAAATTGGGCTAACCGGACGTGAAGAACGCCTAGGTATTGCAGCACGTGGACTTGAAGAGCGTTTAGGTATCGCTACTACTGGGCAAGAACAACGTGCTACTCAAGCCGAACTTCTTGCCGGACAAGAACGGCAGATAGGCTTAACAGGCCGAGAGCAGCGGGCCACTCAAGCTGAACTTCTTGCTGGACAGGAACGGCAGATTGGTTTAACTGGACGAGAGCAACGTGCTACCCAAGCTGAACTACTTGCCGGACAAGAGCGACAGATCGGTCTAACCGGACAAGAAGAACGTCTGGGCATTGCAGCACGTGGACTTGAAGAGCGTTTAGGTATTACCACTACAGGCCGAGAGCAGCGGGCCACTCAAGCTGAACTTCTTGCCGGACAAGAACGTCAGATTGGTTTAACCGGTGAGCAACAACGACTCGGAATTGCAGCTACTGGAGCACAAGAACGTCAGACGCAAACAGAACGTTTTGCTGGTGAAACAGGACTTATTGGTGCACGCGGTGTTGAAGAGCGCCTAGGCATCGAAACTACTGGAGCTCAACAGCGGCAAACACAAGCTGATTTACTTGCCGGACAAGAACGTCAGATTGGCTTGACGGGAGAGCAAGAGCGTGCAACACAGCGTGAACGGTTCGCTGGCGAAACAGGTCTCACTCGTGCTCGCGGCGAAGAAGAGCGTGCTGGAATTCGTGAAACCGGCAGTGAGCAGCGGCAAACCGGCTTGCAGCAAGAGATGTTCAGGCGCTATAAAGAAGAGCGTGATTATGAGCAGGCTCAGCGCCAGTACCGAGTATGATTTCGTGGCTTGAAACCCTAACCGATAAAGATCGGGAGGTTTTTCTTAACTTCTGCAAAAGGACGAACTCACCCGTTCAGATGTACCTGTATGCCAGATTTCTTGGTTTTACAGGAGGCATTATTGAGTGCGACGAATGGGCAAATCGCAAGCATAAAAAACGCGATTTCAGTGCTCTATTGGAGGACGAGATCGATTCTATGCAACAGGATATTTTAAAATTACGCGAAGCCATTGACATGGGGATGGTTAAGCAAGATATGGGCACTGCTCGAATTGCTATGTTGCAGAAGGAATTACGCGGAACTATTAAACAACTAAGTGACGAGCGCGTCTTGTTAGATAAACAAGGTTTGATTCTCGCTGGTGCCGATAGAGCTTTGCGTGAAATGTTATCGATTTTCCGTGATGATCCTATTGAAGGGCCGCTCACTGAAGCCTCTATGGGCGTCTGGACTAAAATCCTACAAGAAGAGTCGTAAGCTGAGTGCGCTAAGCTACGGCTTAGTGATGTTGAAAGGACGTGGCCGGAACAAGTCTTTATTCAGTTTATAGGCGTACGGCGCGAGCAGCAGCTCAAAAGCGAGTAGTTAAACAAACTAGTAGCGTCGATATTGCGCGGGCACGTACGGATTTTGCTTATTTTTGTGATGTAGTCGGAGACAAACCGCCGGCAGCCCATCACCTTGAATGGCACAAGCACTTATGTACTGATGAAGACTCGGTCTGCCTAAAAGGTATTGCTGGCCCAAACATAGATATTCTTGCCCCACGTGGTAGCGCAAAATCCAGTGTTTTAGGTTTATTCACTGCCTGGACTATTGGCGTGCACGCGCTGCATAAAATGCCGTTGAAGATTCTTTATATTTCGTACACAATTGATGTTGCACGCCCAAAAAGTGCAGCGATCAAAAGAATTATTGAAGAGAGTAAAACTTATAACGAAATTTTCCCAATGGTTAAAATTGCCAAAGGGATTAACTCTAACGAGTATTGGAGCATTGATTGGAAATTCGCTGGAATTAAATCAACCGGTGAAGAGGAATTTACTGTTTGTTGTGCAGGCTTGAAAGGCGCTGTGACCTCTAAGCGTTCACATCTTTGTATTATTGACGACATCTGTAAATCTGCTGACGAAATTAAAAATAGAGATATTCGAACAGCAATGGAAGATAACTGGAATTCCGTTATTGTTCCAACTATGTTCGAAGGTGGTCGCGCTATCTGCTTAGGTACGCGTTTCCGGCATGATGATATGCACGGCACCACCTTTATTCCAGCTAATGATTGGGTCCAACTGGTGCAGTCGGCGATTGTTGTTGATCAGGAAGGTGAAGAAATCTCCTATTGGCCCGACATGTGGTCTTTAGAGTATCTGCAAGATCGACGACGACAAGCGCCAATTGCTTTTAGTTTCCAGTACCAAAACCAAATTGTACAAACTAGTGAGCTGTCGCTCTCACCTGACTTAATTGTGAAGGGCACAATTGCCACACAATTTGATGCCATGGGGGTTGGTGTTGATCTTTCTGCTGGTGTTCGAGAGCAGAATGATTACACCGCGTTCGTGATGGGTGGTCGCGTCAAAGATAAAATTCACATCATCGACTGTAAACGAATCCGTATTATGGGTAACCTAGAAAAGCTGGAAGCCCTTATGGAGATGATGGAGGAGTGGGGCGTCATCCATAAGGATGGCGGGCGGTATTTCCCCACTGGAAGCAATATCGATATCTGGTCAGAGGCTGTTGCCTACCAAGCCTCGTTAGAAGCTGATTTTAAACGAATCTGTCTTGGTGACCACGGACTTTATAATATGCACTGGCATGCGGTCAAAGGTTTTCGGGGAGATAAGGTTGCACGCTTCCGTGGAATCATGGGCTTGTTCGAGCAGCGTAAGTTAATTTTCAATAAATATCGACGGTTCGGGCCGTTAACAGATGAGATCATTAATTTTGGTGTTAGCTCCCATGATGACACAGTCGACGCATTGGTATGGCTTTGCAACGGTCTGATGACACGTGGCAAATTGGAGCTAGCGTTTTAACTCTGGATATGAACAGAGATAAAGTATTTTGGATCTAAACTAAAAAGGTCCTATTCCCAATGTCCACCAGCTATTACACCTTAGAGCTTGAGCAGGATGCCTACGGCTCTGCCGTCATTCCTCTGCCAGACGAACTGTGTCACGACATGGCGCTCCAACCTAATGAGCGATTTGAAGTCGAAGTGGAGGATGACACCATCACGCTCAAACGCGTTGCTGCTGGCTACGATATTGAACAATAAGCTGAATTCCCAGATTGACCATGAGCGATAGTAAAAACGTTCTAGATTCTATGCTCAAGGCGGTCATTTCCCGCGATGGTAGCGATCAAACCGATACCATGCTGGTAAATGCCCACCTCTCCCAAATGAAGATGTTTGGGGTGCGTCAGGGTGTTGAGTTCTACCCAGCCCAAGATAACTTGGGCACACAGCGATCTGATTTTATTCAGCAGGTCATCAAGTTTAATAAACTGGATGCTCGTCTGGACTCGATCTGGGATCGCTTTTTGGCCTATGGTAAAGGTCTTTTTTATATTCGACCGACTAAGAAAACATATCGACTCTACTGGTTCGATAAAGATGCGTATCGAACTTACTACTCTACAGAGGGAGATTTAGAAGAAGTCATCATTATTTATCCGTACAAAGTAAAGTCTACGAAAGGCTTTCAAGGTGTTGGTTTAAGTACGGATAAACGTTATATGCGTCTTCGTATTACAGCGACTGAAATTGAAGAGTTCCACAGCGAACAAGAAATTTCTTTCGACATGCCGTCACTGGAAGCTGGCGCTTTCGAAAAGAAGACCGTTGTCAACAGCATGGAATTTATTCCATGTGTGGAAGTATTTAACAATCCAGATGCTTTTGGCACCGAAGGTAGCGGTGAATTTGATTGGATGGCTAACCAGATCATCGCTCACGATGAAATGGTTAAAAACATTCGAGCAAACCTTTCATTTTTCGGCAATCCCACATTACTCTCTTCCAGGCCAAAGCAAGATATTGTCGAGAGTAACGACACCGATGTAGCACAGCGCCCCAGTATTTCCAGTCAGTCTGGATTCCAGTCTGAGTTTTTCTTATCCAGTTCAACCTTTAAGCAGGATAACGTCACACGGCAGCCTCCAGGCTATATCGGAAAGCCTGGCTCCGGCATGCGCGTACCTCGAGTCATCGCGAACCTGGAGCCAACAGATCGTGTCGGTTTTATCACCCCAAACGCAGTTAGCACAGATCAGGCGCGGTATGCAGAACAGCTTCGTAGTGAAATTCGCTTAGCACTTGGTGGCATTGATGATTTAAGCATCACCAACGTAACTGCAACCGAGATCAAATCGGCTTATGGACGTGTCAGTGCTACAGCCAAGAAGAAATGCTTGATGCTCTATACATACGGCATTTGCCGTTGCTTCGAATTAATGATCTTCCAGGAAGAGCAAATCTTCCGTAAATCATTGGCATACTCACTGGGTATTAAGTATCCAATTCCTCCCGAAGATACAGAGGACGAGGCTGCTGTAACTAAGTACGAAAAACAGTTGGTAACTTATGAGAAGAAACTTCAAAAAGCTCTAGATGCTGTTATCGAGAACCGCGAGATTCCCAGTGGCGTTTTAGGTCTTGCCCCAGACGGTGATCGTGCTGTTATGTGGCGCTGGATGGGACCTGTATACGAAGATACGGCACAAGATAAACTTAACCAATCTATCTTCACGAGGAACCTACAGGAATTAGGGGTTGATAGCATTGAAGCACTGAAGTATTTATTCCCTTCTAAAACGGATGATGAAATCGCGGGGATGCTCTCCGGTTTCCCATTCCGAATGGTAGGGGAAGTACAGAGGGCCTACTCAGCATTTATTGATCTAATCAATCAAGAAATGCGAACACCACATCCACAGCAACCGAATTTACCGATGGCTGCGGATCCGAGATTAGATCTCACTCCCTTCCTTTACCGAACACTCGAAAGCCTACAAAAAGAGGTAACTTATGCAGGCCGATACCGCAATGCCGACCCAATCGGCACCCCAAGCATCCCCGATCCAGCCGAGCAGCTACGGGGCTCCGGTGGCGCAGACGGCGGCACAAGCGCCAACGGTTTCAACGACGTCCCAATGGGTGGCGCCCTACCAGCAAGCGGTGGCCCCAGCCCCGCAAATGCAGGCCCAGATGGGGGTCAATCCGTACCTGTCAACCCCTACAGCGTCATACCCCCAAGCGTACCAGGCAGCCCCACAAGCGGAGAACCCTTACAAGGAGGCGTTCAACAAGGTAGTGGGGCTCCTGAGTTCGCCCGTCCAATTCCCGTTCCAGGGTCAACAGTACAGTCAGAACCAAGCCTACGACCAGGCCAATTACGCTTCCCAACAGGGTCTCCAGTACAACAATTTGGCGACGGAGACCTATACGCCTTCGAACAACAGCAGCCAGGCGTATTACAACGACTATTCCCAAACTTCTCCGGTAATAACGGAGGAAATGCTGCTGGACAACGGGGTAAGCGAGCAAAGTCTTGATGTCATCAACCACTTCGGTGCTGATGCTCCAGCCCTTCTGAACCAGTACGCTTGTTCTGTAGAAGACACGCTGCTCGCTACCAATGCGCAGCTTCAAGAGGCCATCGGTCTGCTTCAGGAGCTTTCTCATGAGCACCGCGCTTATGAGGCTATCCTGACGGATCCAGATATCCTGGCCGATTACACCTGCGAATTCTTTGGCGAGAACGGTCCTTATCCAATCCCCGATTCGGAAATTGGTTACGGCCGTCCCCAGGGGCAGGCAATTGGTACTCAGTATCAGCGCCCCACTGCTCCTGAGCGTCCTCAGATGCCTGTTCCTCCTCAACCCCAGATGCAAGGCAACCCCGCCGCCTTCTGGAACAATTTTGGAGCCCTGGCTGAGCGTGATCCCGCCAACGCCTGGCGTTATCTGAACTCTGCACAACAGAACCCTGACGTGTTCCGCCAGAAAATGCTGGTGATGGAGTGATACTCGTAATCCTAATAAACGTCGTTTATTAGGAAAATGAGTAATTGTAAAATAAGGGGTAGCAATGCTACCTCTTTTATTTAGCGGATTTTATTATGGCAGCCCAAAAGAGTAGTGCTAGAGCACGAGCTGAGCAATTTCTGATTAATGTAGGAACTGCAGGTGGGCCGGTCGGATCAGCAGCTCTGTATACTTTTGGCGCTGCTAACTTAGCCTCTCAAGCGCAGGCTGGTAGAGTTGACCAGTATGCAGCAATGCGTGACGCTACTGCCGGTCGTGTGATTGGCACGACAAATGCACCCGCACCTGCGATGCCGCGAGACCTCGATAGTGCTTACTTGAAGTTAAATCTTCCAGGATCTCCGTTACCGGGCAATGCGTTGCTTTCGGCTCAAAATCAAAGTGCTGCTGAAGTGACGCAGAATAATATCCTCACAAATGAGCAATATGCACGTTTGCAGGGAATGCCAGCGCTTGGAATGTTATCTATGGGTTTGTTAGCCGCCAACAACTCTAAAAAAGGTTAAAAGTAATGAAAAAAGAAAAAGCCGTTAAGAAAGCTAAGGCGCGTAAACAGCAGGCTGGGGCACGCACTCTTGAGCTTGAGGCTGCTCTTCAGATGGCGCAAGCGCAACTAATTGATCCTGAAATCCAAGCAGAACGAGTGGATATGCAGCCAGCAGATGGCTACGTCAATCCATATCGTGCACTTGGTTACATGGCTCCAATGGCTTATTCCCCTGGCAACATGATCAGTGGCTATAACTTTGGTCAGATGGTGAATCCGGAAGCTTAATAATCCGGATTGATAAAGTCTTGCTATAATTTTCTTAATGGAACCAACAGTTCCAGAGTTAACAGCTTTGGCTGTTGAGTTTGAGGCTTACCGTCTCAGGTATCAGCTTACTCTACGCTGAGAAACCAACATGTTTATTGATAACGATTTTCCCAAGCTGTTGGGTGCGGAGCTGTACCGCCCCCATCCAGCTTATATCGTGGAAATGGCTTGCGAGCCTGTTGTTGTCCACGACTTCACCAAACAGCCGGGTCAAACCGTTCAACTTGACCGCTATCGTTTCTGGGGTAGCCCTGGAACGAAGACTAGCCGTGAGCGTACCCAGGATCAAACCATCGGTACTGCTAACAGCCGGTCTATCGTAAAGGACAAGGTGCTGGTGTCTCTGCGTGAGTACACCGGTCCCGCTGACCCGAACAACACCAACCTCCCGAGCACCTTTAAAATTGCTCGTGAGACTCTGATGACCGCTCAGCGTCTGCTGCTGGACACCGGGAACCTTAACATGTTCCACCAGTCCATCGGTTCGCTGACCCTCCTGGACGACTATCGCCGCTGGCGCGACCGTGTGTTCCTGGACGAGCTGTTCAAGGCTGAGTCTCGCGGTGCCGCTTCTGATAGCCAGGGTGGTTACTACTACCCCAACGGTAAGACCAAATCTTCCGCGACTGCTCTCAACAACTACACCGCTACCGAGTACGCTTCTGAGCGGTTCAAGTTCAACGTCAAGACCGACCTTCTTGAGGTTGTGAAGCAGCTGCGTAAGCGTAACACCCCCGTGTTCGCTGACGGCTACTACCGTTGTATCGCCGATCCCTCTTTCATGAAGGATCTGCGTGCTGACCAGGGCTTCCGCGAAGTGGCCCGCTATCCTGGCACTGGTGTTCCTAATCCCCTGATGGGAATGATGGCCCCCAACGCTGCTCTGTACGGTGGCGGTCAGTTCGGTCAAGCTCAGTTCGTGGCTGGTGAACCCGTCATGCCTTCTGGCTTCGTGTTTGAAGGTGTGCGTTTCTTCGAATCCACCAACTTCCCCGACAAGAGTATCTCCGTCGACATCGGCAGTGGCGGCGGCTCTGCAACTCGCACTACTCCTGCTGGTCTGTTCTTCGGTCCTCAGGCTGTCGGTGTAGGTATTGGCGGTCCCAATGCTCAGGTTCTCATCAATAACAATGATGACTTCAGCCGCTTTATCATCCTGATTTGGCAGCTGTACGCCGGTTTTGCTAACCTGAATAAGGACTTCATTACCACTGCCTTCACCATCGTTGAGTGATAAAGGAGGTACTTAACCAATGGCTGCTTACAAAGAAGAAGCCGGTGCAATCCTGCAACCCGGTAACCAAATCAACCGCCTGTCCTCCTATAACACCGAAGGTGTATACGGCTGGCCTGGCGTAGAAGCTTTCGAGCTGATTGGCTACGTCAAGATTGATAACCTTGCCGCAGACAAAGCTTCGTTTAAGAGCTTCGATATTATTGTTCCCTCGCCTGATCGTCGTCCTGATGACCGGGTGCGCGACAATCGCACCTCCCTGGTGGTGCAAGCCTCCTCTGCTCGTCCTGCTTATGTTTACGGCGCTTCTATCGCCGTGGCTCAGGACCTGCCCGCTGGTGGTCTGGCTGGTTTCCCTGCCTCCCCTGTGACCGCTGACATCGGTGGTACTTCTACCGAAGGTCTGCTGCTTGGTCCTAACAACGCTGGCGCTCCTTTCGGCGTGCCTTCGACTCAAGCCAACGGTCTTGCTGCTGCTAGCGCCATTGTGAGCGCTACTAGCTCGCTGTTTGCTCAGGGTCTGAGTGATACTGCCGTTGCTGACCTGCCCTTCACCTCTAGTGTGACCACTGGTGGTATTGTGGCGGCCGACTTCGCCAACGCGATGTTCTACCGCGTCACTGCGGACACCACCTTCAAGGTGTTCAACGTGAACGGCGTGACCTCCACCTCCGCGGATGGCGACGGTGTGTTCATTAGCTCTACCGATAAGGATGCCGGCAAGGCTGGCTACCTGGTGTGCCGTGTGAACTACCTCCGTCCCGCCGCTGCGGCCACTTGGGAGTCCATCAACGAGTACATCGACTTCGTCTCGCAGGTGGGCGGAGACGACATCTGATCGTAACTCCAAGATGCAACGAACGGACCTTTCGGGGTCCGTTTTTTGTGTCTAGGCATCTAGGATTTATTTTGATAAGCTAAGCGAAGGTTCAACTAACAAAAATGCTGTATCAATACCGCCTGACTGGGGGTCTTGTAGAGATGATCTCCAAACATGGTGAAGACATTGTGATGTGCATCGACTCGCAAGATGAGGTTCTATACGTCAATGAAGCCGATTTGACACCACATCTGGAGGCTACCAATGAAAAAATTCGCACCGAAGAGCGCCTGACCGTTCAACTTGAATCGGAAGGAGTCAAGCCGCCGAAACCCACTCAACGGGAAACGTTCCCTCTTGATACGCGTATCAATATCAATACTGCAAGCGCTCGACAGATTGCTGATGCCCTTCCAGGTGTTGGACTTAAAACAGCGCGTGATATTAAAGATTTACAGCTTTCTCTCCCTGGTGAGAAATTCACTCGATTGGATCAACTGAAATCGATCAAGCGAATTGACTGGGACGAGATGTTCAAAGATAGTCTTGTTCGCGTTGAGTGATAATTTGCGCGTGCTAGTGTGTTATTGGGTATAACTAGAGAGTTGTATCCAATAACGCATTTCTTTTGAGTAATGCAACTCGATAACTTCCTCAAGTCTAAAGTTCGCTGGCACCTTGGTTATAACACCACGTCTATTCCGGCAGGTGACTTAGCGCGTCTTGAAGAAGCTGTCAACAACATCCCAGATTCGTTCTGGTATTCGAAAATTGTCGAACAAGTCAGTCGGTGCGACGAAGCTGAAAAGCGCACTGACATGACTGGAAGTGTGAACAACAATACTGTTCCCAGGAGTCGTATCGAAAGCATAGCCGGTGACGTCGATCGTACGATTGCAACCTCTGATTTTAGAGACACGCTGAAAACCTGGACGGCAATTTACCTATACGAGACGGATCGATTAGCCCTACATTTGTATGTTCCGAATTACCGAAACCCCGAGCAAGCCCGGTATCGGTTTAATCGCGAAGGTGCTGAATTTATTCAAGCCCTTCCAGGCCCTGCCGACGTCGCTGTTGGCACTCGCCTTATGCTCTCAAACGATTTCCGTTAACGCCAAGCAGTCTAGTTCTGTCATGTCGCAGTTAAATCCACAGCAAATTGCGGACCTGTTAAAACAACAAGGATTCCCGCAGGACAAGATACCGACGATGACTGCCATTGCAATGGCGGAATCAGGAGGACGCACGCAGGCATTCAATCCCGAAGGACTTGACAAATCTTATGGATTGTTTCAAGTCAACATGCACGGTGGACTTGGACCTGCACGGATGAAGCAGTTTGGCCTTCAAAAAGAGAGCCAGTTATTTGACCCAACAACTAACGTCAAGGCTGCTAAACAAATTTTAGGTAGTCAGGGTCTTGGCGCTTGGTCAGTTTATAAAAGCGGCAAGTACAAAGAATTTTTACCCCAAGCACAGCAAGCCGCACAGGCTACACAAGCTACGCCGCAGCAACCACAGCAACAACCACAAGATGTAGCAGCTGTACCAGGTGGCCGCACTTTTATTTTGTTTGGAGGCGTGCAACCACAGGTCGACCCCAAAGAGAATTTAGATCGATTCATTTTAAAGACTATTCTTAATCCAGATACACCAAAAATAGATGCAGGTCTGAATTCTCTTGCTCTGCTAACTAAAGCTTTTGGTTTAGACCAAGCACCGCAGTATTAACTACGTACTATGGCGAAAACAGCAGCACAAGACTACTTGGACGTCGGCCGTATTGCCACCACTGCGGAAGATATTTATCCGACTACAGGAGCGCACCTAGATGTGCGGGTTCTGAAAGACGGACAATATATTGACCCAGGTACAATCCGCTCGCTTTTAACTCGCCTAAAAGTAGATAAAGACCGTAAAGCTTTGTGGCAACAACAAGGCGAACAATGGAATCCTGCATATCCAATCACTTCTGGTTATGGTAAACGTGTCGCACCCACCAAGGGTGCATCGACTTTTCACTTGGGCCAGGATTATGGTATTGGCGCAGGAGTACCTTTAGCCTGGGAAGGTCCAGGAACATTCACTCCTGGTCGTGGTTACGGCAGCATCAAAACAACTGATGCTCAGGGCACTCCATATGAGATTCGTCTTCTTCATACGGTCGGGGGTAAGCAAGGGGAACAGGCTGCAATGCAGCCACAAGCTGTGCAACCTCCCACACAACAACAACAACAACCAAAACAGGGAGACACTTATATCATTCTCCCTGGCATTGGAGAAACTCAAAAACAAGGTGGTGATGATTTTCTGGCCGCGTATGCAAAACAGCTAATGTCTGGAGAAACATCGCAAATTAAATCGTCAATTAATCCATTGCAGCTTTTAATGGGTGCATTTAACCAGACTCCAAACTATTTAGCGTAATGCGTTTTGCCGCTGTTCCTGGTTATTCGCCCTCTTTCCCTGTTACATACGAAAATATGTATCGGGATTATAGCTTGACGACTTCAAGTTTTAGCGACCCTTTCAATAGTAAACGTAAGGAGCAGCATAGCAAGTGTGATTTTGTTGTTGCGTATAATGGAGAAGATGATCCTAGGTTCCAGTTGAACAATCCTGCTTACATGCGCGAGGTGGTGCGTAGTAGAGCAGATAATATTCCACCTGTTATTTTAAATAAACAGCCTTCGCAAGGTTTCTAATGAGCTACACCAAACCAGAATTACGCGAAAATCTTAAAGATCGGATTATGGCTGGCTCAAAAGGAGGTAAGCCTGGCCAGTGGTCTGCTCGCAAGGCCCAGCTTTTAGCACAAGCTTACAAAAATAAAGGTGGTGGTTATTCTGGCGGTAAGACGGAGTCACAAAAATCTTTGGATCGCTGGGGAGAACAGAAATGGATGACTCGTAAAGAATATGAGAAAGGTAAAGGTTAGACTGTTTTTATAGATAGGTGACACTATGGCATTAACTTACGTGCAGGATACAATCTTTGATACCAGTCCGACGCTATCCGCGCCTGGTAATGGAAACCTGCTTCAGGTAGCTGTAAATGATCTATTTCGTACACGAGATTATACGGTAATCGTTACAGTATCAAATATCAACACCAATGTTGTGGTGCGTTTAGATGGAAGCATTGATGGCACTAATTTTGCGGAAATTATCGCAGCGCAGACGATTTCTGGTAACGGGACGTTTGTGTACAGTGTAAGTGGGCGTCCGGTTAAATGGATCCGCCCCGTATTTGTTAGCGAATCAGGCGGCACTGCTGCTCTGGTTACTTTTAATGTGGCTGCAGCATGATGGATCCCAAAGTCACCATTCTTCTCAATAAGAAAGTAGCAGAAGTTGGAGACTCTTGTCCGCGTGCTACAACTGATATCAAAGAAAATATCAAAAATCGCAATTGGACTATTAAGAACTTTGGCTATGGTCCATTAAATCCTGATGCGCCAGATCCAGGCTTCTGGGAAAAGAAGGCTGAACTTTGGAGTAGTGATCTCGATACTGTACAAACAGCTCTTTGTTGTAATTGTGCGGCTTTTGATCAGTCCGATAAAATTTTATCTTGCATTATTGAAGGTATAAATGAGCAAGGCGCAGCAGATCCTTACGATGTACAATGCCGAGCTGATTTAGGATACTGTCAGCTATTTAAATTCAAGTGTGCAGGCTCCCGCACCTGCGATGCTTGGCTACATGGCGGACCGATTCAGTAGTCCGATGAGCGACAAAGCAATCGAGCCTGGACAAAAAAGTACCGAACGTTACTTACCAAAAGAAGCGTGGGCGCGGTTGAGTCCCGAGGAACGTAAGCGTACAGATGAGAAGAAGCAACGGGCTTCTCGAGCAGGTCGTCAGTTTGTACCGAATACAGAACGTGCAAGCAAAGCTCGCCGTGCCGTCGAATTAGCTTCGAGGAGAAAGAACAATGGCTAGACGCGCTGGAGAAAGAATGGGATATACGCTTGGTATCACCACCAGGCGCGAACCCCATGAGTTCCCTCTCCGGACCAATGCTGGCGATTTTCAGGCGATGCTTGCTACCGAAGGCGGTTACTACGCGATAGGTAGTCGACTACCACGCAGAGATTCAGGACGTTCCCGCCTTGCTGGAGAAGCGTTTAATGTGGATTTAAATAACCTTGCTGAGGAACCAATTCTTGAAGATCCCTACGCAGCTGGTGGTGAGGTAAGCGATCTCGAAGAAAGCTTGTATTAGATAGCTTAGGCACGTATTAGAATATGCCTATACGTGTTTTCAGTACTCAATACGATGCCTGCTAAAGGTAAGATGCCTCCCGAGCTGCTGGCCCATTTTAAGAAAAAAGGCGGTCAGGAGTCTGAAAAGGAATCTGATAAGAAGTCAGATAAGGAACCTACTGACAAAGAGCGTCGTAAAGAGGCTGTGAAAAAAGCGCGGATGCGGATGGAGAAAAAGAAGGCATCCTGATTAAGGTTGTCTGCATTAGAATTTACCCAACAAAACGCATCGTACAGGGAGAGTAGCGTCAATTGTCATCGTCTAGCTCAAACAAGCAGCCGCTTCTCGTTGATCGCCCGGCGACTACTTCTAGCTTAGTTACTGTGGCGTCAGGCCAGGCGTTTTCAACCAGTTTGGTGCCGACTGCGGTTGGAAATGCGACCAAAATTTTTGACGTGGATTCTGCACAGACAGATACGTCGATTAGTGGTGCTTATATTGATGAGATTTGGTTTCAGTATTCGAAACGTAATACCGAATTTATTGATGCGACTTCTGCTGTTGTTGGTACTTACTCAGCCAACGGCACAAATGTTGTAGTCACTATTAGTGGTGGCCATAATGTGCAGGTTGGACAGCAAGTCTATTTGAACTTCACTTCGTACAGTAGTGGAACCACTCCAATTGACCAGGCCGTTAACATCACTGCGGTAACACCAACCACGTTTACTGGCACTATTCCAAGCATCTCTGGACCGATTACAGGTAACGTTGAGTGCAGACTGCCTTTGGATTTCTGTGTCTACCTTGTTGAAGCTGGGGCAGTTACAAACACTAACCAATTTTTTCCCTTATTTACAGTCAGTATTCCAGCTACTTACGAACACCAGTATTACAGTCTTACTGAATATAATGTTCTTCCTTTGATTAATCACCCAACCGTACAGGCGGGTTCAAATTTTTACACAGCTAACAGCGCAACTGCACCTAAAATTCGTGGCATGATGTTGAAGCGTGGACAGGCTTTATACGCTGCTTATAGCGGGACAACTGCACTTACTAACGGATTTTATGTCACTGCGCAAGGCGGTTACTATTGATTATTAAAGATGCCCTTTGGTGTAGGCGGATTCTCTAAATCAAAGGGCAGCCCTTTTAGTGGGAAGCTCGATAAGAAATTTTCTAGTCTCACAAAATTTAACGGAACAGATAAAAGAGCGGAAATTGAAAATCCGTTTGACCCGTCACTTTCTCCAGATATTGAGAGTGAAGTGCGGTTTTACAACCATGATTCATTGTGGGCTCGCTGGCGGCGCGGTTACGAGCTTTATTCAATCACACAAAGTGCTTTGGGTTCAAGTGATGTTGAGCGGCCTGTTAGAGGCGACTATCGACTTTATTTCTCTTTTCAGCAATATCCAGGAGTTTTTGTTCCAGCACGTTTATTCACCTATCCGTCAACAAATCAAGACATTGGAGAGCAACTTGTTGGTATGCGCGATACCAATTCGTTCACTTTCTATGATTATGGGCTTCCAATTCTTAGTGTACGTTATTTAGGCGTCGCAGCACAAGCAACATACGTTCAGAGCGGTACTACAATCACTGTTACCAGTCCTGATCATGGCCTGTTCCCAGGAGATGACGTTTATTTAGCATTTTTATCAGGCACTTCCGTAAACGATACGCTTACAATCACCGAAAGAACACAAAATACCTTCACGATCACTGCTGTAGCTTCGCTGACAACAAGTGGAAACGTTGCTTATGCCATTTCGACAGCATTTACAGACACACGCTGGCGCTTTATTCGAGTTGCATTAAGGTTTTTACCTGCTGAAACAGCATTATTGCCTGGTGAACGAATGACAGATCGTGTAATTGAGCGCGATCTAGGTATTACAGCTACTTACAGCCGTACAGGGTCAACTGTAACCATTACCTGCGCCGAAAATCACGGTCTTTCCACTGGCAATACAATTTATTTAGACATTGAGACAGGACTTGTTTCCTCTGGACGCTACGAAGTCACTGTTATTAGCGCGACCGTACTCGAAATTACAACAATTACGAGTGGCTCAACTTCAGGTGCTGCTACAGTCAGCCGTCTTCTCCGTGGATTCAATTATTTAGATTATGTTGGCTATACCGTCACTGGATCGGACGCTACTACAAATGAATTAATTTTTCAAAGAGACGATAGTTACGCAGCAAAAACTACAGATGGAATTACAGCAACAGTTGTCCCTGCACACAGAGGATTTCAAGTCGGCAGGTATCTGACAACTGAATTACGTTGGCAGTGTTCTTGTGAAGATTTCAGTAAGCGAGATAATTACAACTTATATAGTCAACTTAGGCAGCGTAGGTTCCCTCAGACACAACTAGCAAATTTAAAGCCAGGGCGCATCTTAAATCCTGATGGTACTTTTACAGAGACTCGCGATTCTCCCGGCGTTTTTCAAGATATTGGCTATACGACAATAAATAACTTTTACCAGCTGCCTGAATATGAAGATGTCGAGCGGTTTTCATTCCAAAACTTGCTTTACTACCAGATGCGCTGGTGTAAGCACATTTACGCTTCAATGTGGGCATTGATCCATGACGAAGGTGGCGGGACCATCTCAATTAACGCACGCTACGAACAATCCGGGCCAAATATTACTGTTACTGCGCCTAATCACGGACTTTTGGCTAATAGGCGTATTCAGATCGACTTTACAAGCGGCAATGCAATTGAGGGAGAGTACACGATAACAAGTGTGCCATCTAAAGATACATTTACAATTGTCTATCCATTTGCCGATACAACATCAGGGTACTGCACGGTATCTAATTTAAAACCACACGAATATGTAAACACTTGGTTGTTAGAACCTAGTGACCAACCTGTAGGAACTGGATTAGAAACGTTCTATAAAAATTTTGATCGTGAGAGTCAACGTTTGAAAGAAGTGACCGAGCGTTATGTTTTTGATTCGCAAAATTTAGGCTGGGCTGGAAGTCAAGTAGTTATCGGTGCGGGCAATAATCCAGAACAGGCTGCAAACTTTGGTCCAGCACTGACAACAATGGTCTTAACTGACAATATTCGACGCGATGGGGAAGGTAAATTAAGTCGGATAGGTATTGTAGCAAATAGTACAAACCGTTTTACAGGTTTAGTCAATAAGTTATTTAATCTAGATCCTAAAATTATTCAGGGAGCTAAATTCGGTTTTCTTGATAAGCCGTTAAGTGAATATACTAGTGAATTTGAGTTTGGATTTGTTGACGGTGGGGAGTACCGTAACGGCGTTCCGCTCGAGAATGTAGATACACTTGTCCAAATCGAGGCAGAAACGTACAGTCCTGTAACAGTCTTGGATACAATAGTCGATGCGAGCCTTTACATTAATAGTTAACGATGGCTGTTCAGATTCTTTCAAGACGTTCATCTATTGCCTTTGACAGGCCTTTTCCGATTCGCCTAGGTAATGCAGAACTAGCAATTAATTTCAATTCTGCTGATCCTGGCCTTTATTTTGCGGATAACGTAGCGGCACCTTCCACAAATTTAATAAAAGTTGGGCCTACTTTTATCGGTGCTACAGCGCCCAATACTCCAGCTACTGGCTTTAGCTTATTCAGTAAAGGCGAATCTTGGCTAGATACATCAAGTACACACATTCAAAAACTGTATGATGGGAGTACGTGGCAAACGCCAAAAGCTGTTTCTTCTATTGGTGACGGTAAACCGGTTAACCCTGTTGACGGGCAACTTCATTACGACAAACTAATTCCTGGACTTTTCATATACGACTTAACGACGGCTTCTTGGATTGCTACTTAATTAGCGGCCGTGATTTAAGATGTGATCTAATATACGATCTAATTTTAAATGGACAGCTTGGACCTCGCGCAGAAAATCTTCCTTCAGTACATAGTTTTGTATTACACGGTCTTGCAAACTGTCAATCTCTCTTTCTAAATTGCCAAAACGTGTTTCTATCTTTTTATTGAAGTTTGACAACGCTCTCGAAAGGCCAGCAAAAGCGCCTGCGCTTCCGGATAATACAGCTACAATCAGTTCTGGAGTCACTGGCGCATTTTAACTTCTTCTTCTATTTTAAGGTAAAAAAGCACTACAATTCAAACTTGTTCTGTTTGATGCTGCTGAAATTAGTACACGCAGTAGGCACCTAACGCAGTAAGTGTGGGCAGTGGGACCCGGTCAGTCATCACGATGGCGAATTTGGTGGAACAGCCTAGGCTTTTTTAGGGCGAAGCACCTAATGGATAGGAAAAGTATGCAGTGCAGCCTAAAAATTCAGTGAGGGTTTAGGCGTAGAATATGTAAATAGTTAAAGCAGTTATGGCTACACAAGTACAGTTTCGCCGTGGTACTACAGCTGACATCTCCACATTTATAGGTGCTGATGGAGAAGTTGTTGTTGACACTACAAAAAAAACTTGCGTTGTTCATGACGGTGTTAAGATAGCTGGTTATCCACTGCTGCGTGAAGATGGGTCTAACAGCGCTCTGAATGTGGGTAGTCTATCCAGCTGCGCGTTAAAATTTATTAATGATCCAAATACCGGCATCATTAGCCCCGGAGCAGATCAGATTGCGTTAGTTACAGGAGGAGCTTCTCGGCTTAGTGTTGATTCTTCGGGTTCTGTAACAATCCCTGGCAACTTGCTGGTCGCTGGCGCTTTTACTGGTACCATTACTTTGGATAATGGTAGTGCTGCAGTTCCAGCGCTCCGTTTTACTAATGATCCAGACACAGGAATATACTTAGCCGGTACAAACGAAGTAGCCATCAGCACTGGCGGCACGCAACGGCTGACTACAACCACAACAGAAGTCACATCAACGTTACCTGTACTTCATCCACTCGGAGCCGCAGCTACTCCAAGTCTTAGTTTTGTCGGCGACACAAATACCGGCATGTACTCCCCCGGTGCAGATCAAGTAGCCATCAGCACTGGCGGCACGCAACGGCTGACTACAACCACAACAGAAGTCACATCAACGTTACC